CTTATGAACTACATGAACTTACACTTGACCACGTTCGCCCTAAGTGTTTTGGTGGCGAAGACCTTACTTCAAATTTGGTATCCAGCTGTAGGAAATGCAATCAGGCTAAAGGAAGTAGCAATTGGCTACAATGGATGAGGGACACATTTGGTCCTACTAATAGGGAAACACTTATTCTATCACACATTCGTTAATCATGGACAAAAAGAAAACACTTAAAGAGATGCGTGAAGAGATCAAGCAAATGATTGAAGCATCTCAACGTCGTCAAAAGGGTGAGAAGGTAAGCTCACAAGATATCAAGAGTAACCCTATTGGTACACGGGCTAAGTCGGTTAAGGCTGAGAACTTCCGTACTGATGTCGATATGGGTATGAAAGCGCAGAAGTCTAAAGACTACAGTAAAGCAAAAACCTCTGGTACCTATATGGACTCTAACAATAAGCCTAATCCTCCTAAGTCTAATAGGCAATCTGATAACAAGCCTCGTCAACGCCCTGGTTCTGGTAAGGAACGGATGATGGCTAAGGCAGAAGAGGAACGTAAGCGTCGTATGCGTGGTGAGTCGGCTGTTGTTGGGAGCTAAGTAATGGCTCCACAGAAGATGCCCAAAGGGGAATTATCGTGGGAAGATTGGCAAAAGAAAGCTAATGCTGAATATGTAAAAGGGCAGCGTGGTGCTCAGGAAATGATTAAAGATTGGGGGTATCCGAAGGGGATGTCCTCTGATACTCACAAAATTGAGTTTGATAAAGGTAAGGTAAAGCGGAAGGACCGATTAGTTAGAAAAAGCAACCGCGCTCAGGCTACGACTCAAAGAGTTAAGGCACTAAAAGCGCAAACAGTCGGTGAAGATGTTTATGGAAAAGGTGTTGTAGCGCCCAAAGGTTCTAACCTCGAAGAGCACCACAAACGAGTAGTTTCTGTTTATCAACCATTTTTTGAAGGGTTAGATGATAAAGAAACAAAGGAACTAGCTCAGTGGTTTGTCGATGAAGGTTATGGTTTAGGTAATGTCAAAGAAAATTTAAGTGCTGCAAATAAAGTACAACACGAAGCTATCCACACTTGGATGAGAGAAAACATCGTAGAACCGACAGGTAAACCTCTGCTTAATTTTAAGGGGTATACATTAAATGAACGCCTTCCTGCAGCCGTACTTTATTTGGAAAATGTCCAGGCTGCTGTTGATGAGCAACTTAAAAAAACTTTAATGCCAAGTGGCTCTGCATTAAAAACTCTAGGTAAAGCTGCTGGTGTCCTTCCTGGTGTTGGTGCTGTATTGGATGTTGGTGACGTACTTGCTGGCACACAACAGGCTGTGACTTCTGGATCTAAACAACAGCAAACTACAGGAGCTTTGAGGTCGGCATCTGGTGCATTAGGATTAGCGTCTTTAGCGGCACCTGTGTTGGCGCCTGCTGCATTAGCTGTTAGTGGTGTATCTGCATTAGCGGAAAGGCGCTCTATCATGCCTAAACCCGCTCAAGTGGATAAAATAATTCCTGCACCTAAACCAGTTATGGCGAACACACCGACTGGTGTGGCTCAACTAAAGGCTATGCCCAAGACTAAGCCATTGAACTTAGTTAACGAAGCACAGTACTTTATTATTAATCCAATCCGAAGTGCATATGATCGCATCTTCGGTAAGCGAGATATTTAAACCCCTCACCATTGGTACCTAGGAGCCTCTACAAGGGGCCTCTAGGTGCCTTTACGTATATTCTACCATATGGACACTTTAACCGCCCTTAAAAGCGATTTTAAGCTCTTTCTTCAAGCACTGTGGCAACAACTAGACCTACCCTCTCCAACACGTGCTCAGTACGCCATTGCTGATTACCTGCAACACGGTCCTAAACGACTACAGATCCAAGCCTTCCGAGGAGTCGGTAAGAGCTGGATTACTGGAGCGTTTGTGTTGTGGACACTCTTCAATGATGCGGAGAAGAAGATCATGATTATCTCAGCTTCTAAGGAGCGGGCAGATAACATGTCTATCTTCCTACAGAAGCTTATCATTGAGACACCATGGCTAGTACACCTTAGACCAAAGAGTGATGATAGCCGATGGAGTCGTATTAGCTTTGATGTTAACTGCTCACCTCACCAAGCACCATCCGTTAAGTCAGTGGGTATCACGGGTCAGCTAACCGGCTCTCGTGCAGACTTGATGATTCTTGATGACATCGAAGTGCCTGGTAACAGTATGACTGAGATGATGAGGGAAAAACTATTACAACTCTGTACTGAGGCTGAGTCTATCCTTACACCAAAGAAGGACAGTCGTATCATGTACCTGGGCACACCACAGACTACCTTCACCATCTACCGTAAGCTGGCTGAACGTAACTACCGACCCTTTGTGTGGCCTGCACGTTACCCACGTTCACTTAGTAACTATGAAGGATTACTTGCACCTCAACTACAAGAGGACATAGACACAGGTGCTGAAGCTTGGGAAGTAACAGACCCCGATCGCTTTAGTAGTGAAGACCTAGTAGAACGTGAAGCAGCTATGGGTCGCAGTAACTTCATGCTTCAATTCATGTTGGATACGACTCTTAGTGATGCAGAAAAGTTCCCACTTAAATTCTCAGATCTTATCATTACCTCTGTTAACCCGACTCAAGCGCCGGATGCTGTTGTGTGGTGCAGTGACCCTCGTAATGTGCTCAAGGATTTGCCTACGGTTGGCTTGCCTGGCGACTACTTCTATTCCCCGATGCAGCTCCAAGGGGAATGGGGTCCATACACAGAAACAATCTGCTCGGTAGACCCAAGTGGTAGGGGTAGTGATGAAACAGCAGCAACATACATAAGTCAAAAGAATGGGTTTCTCTACGTTCACGAGGTACGAGCTTATCGCGACGGCTATAGCGACAATACACTTCTTGACATCTTGCGTGGGTGTAAGCGGTACAATGTTACTAAACTACTCATCGAAACAAACTTCGGAGATGGTATCGTCGCAGAACTGTTTAAGAAGCACCTCCAACAAACCAAACAAGCAATAGACGTAGAGGAAGTACGTGCTAATGTTCGTAAAGAAGACAGGATCATTGATGCTTTAGAACCTGTCATGAATCAACACCGACTCATTGTTGATAGGTCAGTAGTAGAATGGGACTACGCCTCTAATAAAGACGCAGCACCTGAGGAGCGTCTTCTCTATATGCTATTCTACCAGATGAGTAGGATGTGTCGTGAGAAGGGAGCAGTCAAACATGACGACAGATTAGATAGCCTGGCACAAGGTGTTAAGTACTTTACAGATGCTATGTCTATTAGTGCTTATGAAGCTGTTAAGATGCGTAAACAAGAGGAGTGGAATGACATCCTAGAGACCTTTATTGATGACCCAGTAGCTGCTACAAATCACCTCGTGATGGGTATGAATCTAGAGCAAAGACGTAAGGCTAGAGGCAAGAAAAAGAGCCCAGTCCCCACCTGGGTTTAGGTAGATCCCACCCGTAAAGCGGAGCGCCGAAGGGTGGATCGGATCTCCGTGAAGGGAGGAAGACATGTCTCTAACAAGACACATCTTCCTCTTTATTAATGTCCCTGGGAATGGACATTCTGTAAGTACTACCTCCAAAGACACAAACTTCCACTAACTAACTATTACTAAGTTAATACTGTGAATACTGTGAGATGGAGAGCGAAGCTCTCATCACTACTGTTACTACTGTTATTAACTCTCCTACTTACCTCCGTTAGCGTATGAGTAGAACATATCGTAAGCAACCATTACGTAATCAATTCCGTAACCCTAAGACATTTAACGAGTTAAAGCAAGTCAAAGTTAGTGATGATTACTTGGATTCTCAATATCGGGTAAGTACTCGTAATCGTTATATCCCTACTGCATGGGATGATATCACTGCCACCTCTATCTACCAAAACGATCACAAGTCCCAATGACTACCCACCAAGTCAAACTAGTCCACATCACCCCTAACGCTGAAGAGCTTATCTCTTATATGGCTCGTGTTAGCAACCCTTCTAACCAATCAAACACTGAAACCTCTCAACGACTCATTAGGTATCTAATCGAGCATCAACATTGGTCTCCATTTGAAATGGTTAACATGTGTGTAGAGATAAACACCACTAGAAGTATAGCAGCACAGATCCTTAGGCATAGGTCCTTTAGCTTTCAGGAGTTTAGTCAACGGTATTCACCAACAAACTTACTTGGTCAAGCAGTAGTACCAGAGCTACGTCTTCAAGATCATACAAATAGACAGTCATCGTTGATAGATACAGAAGGTAAGTTGACTAACTACTTTAGTGCTGCTATTGAAAATATCTTTGCTAATAGCCAAGCAGTCTATGAGGAGATGATAGCAGCTGGGGTAGCTAAAGAATGTGCTAGGGAAGTACTACCACTAGCTACACCGACTCGACTGTACATGAATGGTACAATTAGGTCCTGGATTCATTACTGTCAACTGCGGTGTGGTAATGGGACACAGCTGGAACATAGGATCATCGCAGAAGGGGCCTATAAGCTTCTAGAGAAGCATCTACCTAGTGTCTGTGCAGCTTTAGGCGTTTGACTGTGTTGAGGGGCGTTGTAGGGCGTTCTAGGGGTCCCTTAATTTTTGACATAAATTTAACAAGCCTTATATCGCCAGATGGCCTCGCAATTCCCCCCGGTACCCCCTCCTTATATACAGGGACGCACTGTTGATATTCCGTGTGCTGTTTAATTCTTTCTCATCAGGACAGAGCTATTGAGAATACTAGTGGCAAGGAGTTGCGATCAAGGACGCCCACCTTGTATCAATAGCTTTGTCCAGAGTATCTGCATCAGGCACAGGTACGCAGGACATTGGACAAGGTGTTAGGTATCAGCACTGCTATCATCATCTATTGTCACGCCTTATTGAGAATGAATCGCAATAAGGATGATGTAAGTAATTAGACAGCAGTGAGTATAACGCTATATGTAGTGGTGTGTTGATAGGGTGACACTAGGTAGGATATAAAGTGATCTGTATGCGAAGCATATACCAGTTAGACAGCGCAGCTATATCACTCTCAGCCACGCCTGTAAGCCGCTCTAAGGCGCCTCTAACAGTTATCAGGTATACTGACCCTGAAGCGCAGTAGAGAGGCATTACAGAGGCACGTAGAGAAAGTGTTCACATCCCCT